AATGTCGATATGAGATTTAACCAAATGGCGGTTGACCAAGATTATTTTATTCCTGTACGTGACCCAGCACAAGCATCCCCAATTGAGACCCTACCAGGAGCTCAGAACTTAGCAGAGATTGCCGACATCGAATACATACAAAAGAAATTATTAACCGCTCTTAGAGTTCCTAAAGCGTTTTTAGGGTTTGAGGAAGTTGTTGGTGACGGTAAGAATTTATCATTACAAGACATCCGTTTTGCAAGAACAATTAATAGAATTCAAAAATCTATGATTGCTGAAATGAATAAAATCTCTATTATTCATTTATTCTTATTAGGATTTGAAGATGAGTTATCAAACTTTACATTAGGTTTAACTAACCCATCAACACAAGCCGATTTATTAAAAATTGATGTTTGGAAAGAAAAAGTTTTATTATACAAAGATGCCGTAACACCAATCGAAGGTATTGCTCCAGTGTCTGTGACTTGGGCTAAGAAACACGTATTAGGATTCTCGGATGAAGAGATTAAATTAGATTTACAACAACAACGCGTTGAAAAAGCCGTTGGTGCTGAATTAACTAACACCGCAACTATTATCAGTCATACAGGTGTATTTGATAATATTGATAAATTATATGGTGTTAAATCAGGAGCTACTCAAACTGTGGGTGTAACTCCACCACCTCCAGGAGGTGAATCAAGTGGAGGAGGATTAGGTGCACCTGAAGATATGGGTGGAGGAGCCCCAATACCACCGCCACCAGGACCTGAACCAGTCGGTGACGCGGGGTTAACACCTGAATCATATAAACGTGATAACTTAACAATTTTATTAGAAAGTGATAACTTAACAGATTCGGATTCATTTATTGATTTGTCTAAAGCAAGAAATTCTTTAGGTGAAATGGAAAAAGAATTAAACAAACTTCTAAAAGACTGATATTTATAAATAAAAAAGAGATGACAAATTTTGGAATAATTAAATCGAAGATAGAAGATGTGTTATTAGAATCATATAAAAACAACACATTTAAACAAGAATTCAAAAACTTTAAAAAGTTAGTTTTAGAAAATAAAAAAATATGCAAACTTTTTTATTTATACGATGATTTATCTTCTAATAAAGGATTATCGGAATCTATTGTTAACGAATATGTAAATGAATGTATAACCATTTATGAAAATACCGTTAATAAAATACAAGAGTCGGATATTATACCATTGAAGTCTTGGATTAAAAACTCTAAGATTGATAATCAATATAATAATATTGATAATTTATTCTCGAGAGATGTCTTAACAATTGAATCAAGAATAACTAGTAAAAAAAATATTTCAGAATCTCTTAAGAAATTACCTACCAAGAAAGTAGATACAGTTCAAATATCATTAACTTCTATGGTTAATGTTGCTAATAAAACAATTTCAAATTTTATTGATTCATTAACTGAGTCAGACAAAAAAGAATTAACAAGACTTTTATCTGAGGATGACGTTACTTTAAATCAAAAATTTGATAATGTTAAAGAAAGTGTTGTAAATAAATTAACTGAAATGAAAAACAATAATGAGGATAAGTCAACTCAAACAAGAATTGATGAAACTCTTGATAAAGTAATTTCAGAAAAATACGATAAGTTAACTTATTTTAAACTTAAAAGTTTAAATGAGAATCTTTAATCGTTATTTGATTTATATTTTTTCTGAACGTATTTTGCTTTTAAAATCTCTTTCCTCCTTTTAACTGATTTTTTTTGAAATTCTTTTCTTTCATTTAATTCCTTACTTTGCCTTGTCTTTATGACTTTACTTTTGTAAATTTTTAACGCTTTCTCAAGTGTTACATTCTTTTCTACTTTTACGATTAACATATTTTTGTGAGTTTATATTTATTTTGACTATTGCTGTAAATATACCTATTTTTATTAAAACAATAAACTTAAAAAATTATGAAATTTAATGAAAAAGGGGAAAACCTCACACATTCACGGATTCAACACTGCCAAGGTAGTATATGGAACAGTTGATTCGATGAATTTTAAGTCACTCTATCTTAACGTCCAAACATGGGTAGAACCAACTACAGAGTGCGAAAATTGGACAAGGACAGTTCTCAACATGAGCAGAGCCATAAAACATTCGGTCTACGAATCCTTAGATAAAGAGTTATTTGATGATAAATTTATAGTGGATTTAGATTTAAGGTCCAGTGGATTAAATCAAGGTAAAAAATCTTTTATGAATTTAGAAATTAATTTCTTTTTGAATGATGATGGGCATGACTTTAAATCCAAAGAAATTAAAGATTCACTTAAAGATATTACTACAAGAATTTTTTACGAAAACTTCTTAGGTAACGATTACTTTAAATTTTATCTAACTAAAAAAATCAAAACAAACAACGAGACGCTACAATTAGAGAATGTTTAATATTTATAATAAAACATTTGAGATGAATTTAAGAATTTTACAACCAACTGAAATAGGTAAAGGTATATTAATAGAATACGATGCGGGTTACGTATCACCAACAGATACACATAATGCTAAGATTATTAAAGAATCTAAAGGTAATATGTTAGACCATTCTAAACCATTTGAATTTTATGCGGTATTACAGAAATATAATACCCCAAACAGAAATGGTAGAATATACCCTGAACGTATTTTAAAAAGAGAAGCTGAAAACTATAAAAAAATGATAGAAAAGGGTACCTCTCTTTCAGAGTTAAATCACCCTGAATCATCTTTAATAGATTTAGATAGAGTTTCTCATATGATTACTGAAGTATGGTGGGAAGGACCTGTATTAATGGGTAAGATACAATTACTTACTTCACCAGGATTCCACGAAAGAGGTATTGTATCAACCAAAGGAGATTTAGCAGCTAACTACCTAAGACAAGGAGTTACGTTAGGAATCTCTTCAAGAGGGGTTGGTTCCCTTAAAAAAGTTGGTGAACAGAACGAGGTCCAAGAAGATTTTGAATTAATCTGTTTTGACTTAGTATCGTCACCATCAACACCAGGAGCGTATTTATTCCAAAATCCTGAAGATAGATTTAACTTTGAGGAGAACTTGGAAGAGGAGAAAAAAATTAAAGTCAAAAGAGAAGTTGGGGAAAGTGGAAATAAATCACTTGACTTAATGAAAAAATTGAACGATTATTTAGGATATTAAAAAAAAATTATAACATGGACGAAAAGTATTTTATTGCAAAAATCACAACCGATATGATTGATGAAAAATCGGGAAAACTTAAAAAATTAAGAGAAGAAAAATTAGTAAAAGGTTATAACCCTACTGATGTTGAGGCCAAAGTAACGAAAGTCTTTGCTAACTACACACAGGATTGGAGACTAACTGCAATTGTTGAAAGTAAAATAGATGAAGTGATAGAATAAAATCTTTACATTTCAATAATAATAAAAGGGGGACATTAGTCCCCTTTTTTGTTTTTTATCAAAATGGTAATATTTATAATAAATAAAAAACCAATTACCAAATTAGTTTAATTAAAACTTTTTTGATATTGGGTGATATTTATATAGTAAATTAAAAACATACACATGGCGAAAGAAAAATCTTTAGTGGAAGAAGCAATCATCCAAATGAAAAATTTGGAAGAAGCGGTTGCGGAAAATGCAAAAGGAATACTTGCTTCAACGATGAAGGAAGAAATCAAAGAACTAGTAAAAGAATCTCTGACTGAACAAGAAGATGAGATTGACATGGATGTTGAAATGGACAAGCCTGAAATGGAAGACGATATGTCTGACGAAGAAGGATTGGACTTGGATACTGATAATTTAGATATGGATATGGATGATGAAGATTCTATGGATGATGAAGATTCTATGGATGACGATGAAACTATTGACCTTACTGACGTTGACGACGAAGATGAAATCTTACGTGTATTTAGCTTAATGGGACCTGAAGATAATATCGTGGTTACCAAAGATAATTCAGGTAATATTAATCTTAAAGATTCTGAAAAAGAATATATGATTGTTGGTGAAGGTGAAGAATTTACGAATGAATCTGAAGAAATGTTTGAAATGGATGATATGTCAGATTTTGGCATGGAAGACGATGAAGACGAAGATGAAGATGAAGACGACATTGATAGCATCATTGATAAAGTATTTAATAAAGGTAACAACGAATTAGAAGAAATGGATTTTGAAAAAGATGAATTAGCATTCGGAGAAGAATTGGAAAGCGACGAAATCGTTTATGAAATTGAATTCGACGAAGAAGAAGGTGAAGAAGATATGGGTCTTTTTAATGATGAAAACGAAGAAATGTTAGAATCATATGAAGAAGAAGACGAAGATATCGAAGCATCTGTTATGGAATCTAAAAAGATGTCAATCAAACCTAAAGGTGTTGGCATGGGAAATCCAAATAAAAGAAAAGTTTATTCAAGCAAACCTAACCAAGAAGGTGGTTTCAAAACTGTGAAAAAAACAGTTAATAAAACTATGGGTACTGGTAAAGCAAAATTTGAATATAAAGATGGTGAAAATCTTGACGGTGATATGAAAACTGTTAAAAAGGTTGAAACCAAAGAAGCATCAAGAACTTTAGGAAGTGGTTCTAAATTTAGAACGGGTGGTTTACCAAAACCAAGAGCTCATTCAAAAGCAAATACCGCAATCCAAAAAGAAAGTATTGATAACAAAGAATTACAAGTTCTTAGAGAAAAAAATGAAGAGTACAGAAAAGCACTTAACGTTTTCAGAAATAAATTAAACGAAGTTGCGGTGTTCAATTCAAACTTAGCTTATGCTACACGTTTGTTTACAGAACATTCAACATCAAAACAAGAGAAGATTAATATCTTAAGACGTTTTGATAGTGTTGAAACTATTAAAGAATCTAAAAACTTGTATAAGACATTAAAAGATGGTCTTTCGGCAACAACAAGTCAACCAATGAATGAATCAATGGAAAGAACTATTCAAAGTTCTCCATCAACAGGTTCTTCGGCTAACTTGATTGAGTCTAAAACATATGAAAATCCTCAGTTCTTAAGAATGAAAGATTTAATGTCAAAATTAAAATAAAATAAATAAAAAAAAAATAAAAAACCAAAAAAATGGGAGCATTATTAGAATCAGGTCTTGTTGGTAATATTGGGTTAAAACACCTTAAAGTTATCAAAGAAGATACAATTAACAAATGGGATAAATTAGGATTCCTAGAAGGCCTTAAAGGTCACCTAAAAGAAAACGTAGCTCAATTATATGAGAACCAAGCGTCTTTCTTAATTAACGAAGCAACGTCTGACGGGTCTTCAGGTTCATTTGAAACTGTTGTATTCCCTATCGTAAGACGTGTATTCTCTAAATTATTAGCGAATGATATCGTATCAGTACAAGCGATGAACTTACCAATCGGTAAATTATTCTTCTTTGTACCTAAAATTCAAGGTTATTCAGGTGGTACTAACACTCAATGGAGTGATGTATCTTCAGGAGACCACTACGCACCACTAGGAGCACCAAACGGACCAACATCTCAAGAAGCTGGTTACACAGGAGCTGGAGCAGTAAGTAAAAACCTTTATGATTTATTCTACGAAGGAACTGAACCAGGTTTAGACCCTGCAGGTTTATTCGATTATTCAAAAGGTCGTTGGTCAGCAATCACTGCTACAACCTCAATCCAAAAATGGACTAACGGTTTATTAGTTGATGCTAATATCTCAGGTGATACTGCAGGTGCTGCAACTATCCCTTCAGGTAACACAAGAAAAGTTATTATTAAAATGTGTGGTTTTGCTGACACAGGAGCAGGTAAATTAATCGGACCTGATGGTAATGAAATGGATACAGAATCTTTCTTATCTGATTTAATTATCTTCACAGGTGCAGGTTTAGACGTTTCTGCAACAACACCATGTCCAGTATCAACAGGAGCTTTATTGTTCAGAGTTGTTACTCAACAATATGGTAAAGGAATCGTTTCTTACGGTAATACAGTTCAAACTAACTGGCCAGCGGCTTCAGGTAATAACCCTGCAGGTAACGGTGGTTCATTTAAAAACGTATGTGACGCTAACGGATGTATCTACTTAGAAGTTGATTTATCTTGTCCAGTATGTGCTGATTGTGATTCTACATCTTTAGATGGTTACACAGGTACTACTATTACTGAGGCGGCTTCAGGAACATCATTCTACGCAGCGTTCAGACGTTACGAACAATTAGAATTTGAAGATAAAATCGGTGAAGTTTCTTTTGACTTAGATTCAGTTACTGTATCTGTTACAGAAAGAAAATTAAGAGCACAATGGTCTCCTGAGTTAGCTCAAGACGTTGCGGCTTTCCACAACATCGATGCTGAAGCTGAATTAACGGCTTTATTATCTGAACAAGTTGCGGCTG